GAAAAATTAGAGATAACTCAAGAACAAAATATGACGAACAAGGTTAATATACAATTTCTTAATAAGCAACTAGAAAAAGCAATATTAGATATAGAAAAATTAAAAGATAAAGTTAGAGCCAATGGTAATGGCAGTCATGATTGAGGTAGTTGTAGCCCTGCTGATGATTGTTAATGGTGAAATAAAAGAACATAGAATACAACCAGCAATGAGTGATTGTTTAAAAGGTAAAAGAGTTGCTATGCGTGGTAATAATTCTAAAAGTGTAGAATATCAATGTATTAAATCTAAAGCAGAAACAGAAATTTATTTAGGTGAAAAAAGTATTAAAAAGCTTATACTAAATTAATGAAGAAAGGATTTGTAAAAGTACATGCACAAGTAGTTAACGGAGCATGTCCTACGTGTCAGGAGATTACAGTATTAGTTGGTCTCACTCCTGATTTTTATAGATGTATGAACTGTGGCGCAGATTTAGAACAACACATTAATGGAAAAATTAGTTATCTACCTTTAATGACATCACGTACCGATGGTGGCACACCTTTTGTTAAGGATTGGAAGTAATGGCTAAACAAAATTTTTCTTTATACACACCTAGAGACAAACCTAAAAAACGTCCTGGCAAACATAAAAAAACGCTTTCGAAATCAGAGAAAAGAAACAACAGACGTAAAAAAAACAAAGGCCAAGGAAAATAATGAAAGAAAAAAAAATAACTATAACAAGTAAGGATATAACACAAAAAGAATTTTCTAGTTTAATATTAGAATTAAATTTACTTTGTAAATCCTGGAAATCTTATGCAACTTTAGAGTTGCAAACACCGGGATTAAAAAAGATCCTGGCCCACGGAACCCGGACTGAAAAAATTATAAATAACTTTAAATAGGTGACTAAAACATTAATAGTATTAATATTATTATTTAATGGTGAATTGGTAAAAGAAAAATTTGAAATACCTATTGCAATGACTGCGTATGAGTGCTTAGATTTTTCTGAAAAATATAGAGAAACAATAGCTGTGTACAAAAACAACAGTTATTATTTAAAAGATGGTAGAGGGACCCTACAAGGATTTATTTGTTAATACACCTATCCTAGAGGGAAATTAAGGATAGGTTATTGTGATGAGTTAGCCACAGTGTCACATTTTTGTCACACTGTCAAATAACCTTATCAGTTTCACAAGAAAATTTTGTGTAAGCTTCCATGCTATTAACCCATTCTGGGTTAAAACTTGTCATTAATTCATGTGAATAATCGTAGCCATATACTATGCAGTCACGATAGTCATCAAATAGGACTACAGGCGTAGGAACAACCTTGCATTGATTGCCTGCAATTCCTGAACATAAAACCATTAATAAAACTGTTTTTATCATTGACATCCTTTTTAAAACATCCTACATTGTCATCATTAATAAATGAAAGGAACTATGACCGATATAACCAAATATAGAAATGTTTCGTTAACACATGAAACATACAAGACTTTGATTAGTTTGTCGAAGGCAATGTTGCCCGATGCAAAATTATCAATTAGTAAAACAGTAGAATGTTTAGCAAATGAGAAAGCAAAAAAATTAAATGGCAAAATTAAAAAAGACTAAGGCAACTTGCCCTAATTGTAAAGGTAACGGCTACGTTAGAGTTCCATATGCACTAGCAAGAGAGGAAATAGTGGTTCAATGTGGTGTGTGCGAAAGCCAAGGGGAGGTTAATGCAGATGAAGTTGATAATATTATTATTGATTCTGACGGTGTTCACAGGTTGCAGTAGGGATTTTGATTTTAATCCTACTACAACAATGTTAAAACATATGTTGAAAGGGAAAAAATGAATACAAATTATTACTTAGATATAGCTTATATAGCAGGTTTATTTGATGGTGAAGGCAGCCTTACATATGCAAAGTATAAAGAAAAGAAAAAATCTGGTACGTATAATTGTAGACGTATTAGTATGGAAATAGCTATGACAGATAAAAATGTTATAGAACTTGTACATGAAACGTTGATGGTTGGTACAGTTAGACCTAAGAAGGTTCCAACTGGTATGAAACCACAATGGCGTTGGAGATGTACGTTTAGAGATTGTTTTCAAGTTTGTAAAAAACTTTGGCCTTATGCTACAGTCAAACTTCATGCAATAGAAAAAGTAATTGATCACTATGAACCAGATATCCAAGACTTGGATGACAATGTAGTTGATCTATCAACAGAAAGAGAGAAAAGAACATGAATAATATATGTAAAAGTTGCGACAGCGAAACAAAACCAGATGAGTGGGCAGTATATGAAGAAAAAATATGTATCGATTGTAAAGAAGACAACAATGATGACTTTAGAGATGCAGACATGGTAAATTATGATTGATAAATTTATATATGAAGGGCTACACTTTATTATGAAATATGCAGGTCAGATTAATTCCTGGGCATGGCGTAAGCACGCTAAAATTTTAAGAACTAAACAAGATATAGCTGCTAAAAAATTAATCAGAGATCAAGAAAACAGAGATTATTTAGAGGAGTTAAAAAAAAAACTATGAAAAAACCAAAATGGGATGGTAGATCTAGACCAGCTAACAAAGCTTATGATGAAGGCTATAACAGAATCTTTGGTGAAAAAGAACAAGATCAATTAAAAGAGTCTTACAAACAATCGCTGCAGAATAAAAAAGACCGCGACCCTTTTAATATAAAAGTTAAGGAAGAAAAAACAACACCTGAACAATTAAAAAAAATAGAAGAAAGAAATGGTTTTTAAATTTAAAAAAATTCTAAGTAGAATCACGTTTAACATTGGATACGTGTACGGTTACGTAAAAATCTGGTGCCAATTAAATATAAAGGAGAAATAATATGAGTACAATACAAGAAGTAGTTCCAATGAGAGGATCAGAACAAGGCATCGCTTTGTTAATTGATTCTTGGAGAAATCAAATAAAATACGATCAACAATACAGAGAGTTTCAACAAAACGCTATTGAAGCTATTCAAAGAGTACAGAAAAAAAAACCAGATTACAAAGGTGTTATTAAATGGAAAGTTGATGAAACCCATTTTAAAAGATTTGGTATTAAAAAGCTATGTGTAATTGATAATGGCGAAGGCATGACTGCAGAAGAAATGCATCGTAACATTAATAACTTAGGAGGTTCTAGTAGAAATAATCAAAATTCTAATTTTGGTTGTGGTGCTAAGATTGCAGGGCTGTCTTATAATAGAGCTGGTTTAATATATAAATCCTGGAAAGATGGTAAGGGGTTTGCAATTAAATTTTTACGTAATGGTAGGGGTGAGTATGGTATGGCAAAAATAAATGGCCGTAGTTCTTTTCCATTATCAAAAGAAGATAAACCAGAAGAAATTGGTGATCATGGTTGTATGGTTACTTTATTAGGTGACACTGATAAACAAAATACAGTTTTACCTCCTACAAGTACTTCAGGTTTGTTGAAAGGATCTAAACTATCACAACCTGATTGGTTGACTGGTTATCTAAATACTAAGTTTTATGTTTTACCTAACAACATTTCAACTTCAGTAGAAAGATTTGAGGTTTTAAACCGTGCTGGTGGTAAAGTTCTAAATTATATCAAAGGCCATGAATATGGTTTGCTTAATAACTTTGATAAAGTTGAAGAAATACAATTAACTCAAACTAGAGTTAAAATTTTCTTTAGAGCTAAGGATTGTCATGAAGGTGGAAGAACTGACTTTCTTGTTATAGGCCAAATGGGTATTAGAAATAATGATGAAATGATTAAACTAGCCTTTAATGGTAAACATGGCGCTAATCCATTGCCTGCATGGGGTTTACAATGTGTTAGAAAAAATGTTGCTTTAATCTTAATTCCCGATGGAGAGTTTGTACAAAACATTGAACGAACTGATCTTAACTACAATGGTAGACCCATTGAAGAACAAATGGGACTATGGAAAAGTGAGTTTAAAGAAAAAATGCCTGAATGGTTAAAAGACATTGAGGCTAAAAAACAACAAGAACAATTAGATAAGGATAACGACACTGAGGAGAGGTTAAAAAAATTATCTCCATTGTTTAAAAAAGAAGGTCGTTACTTTAATTCTAGTAAAGGCGATACTGATATCGAAGAATCCGATAAAAGAAAAGCCGCTAGTAAAATGCATGGAGAAGGTAATGATATAGACAATGAGTCTAAGCCTAATCCATTTGATAACCCTGAAGATGAGTTTGGTAAAATAGAAGCTCTAATGGGAATTAAAGTAGATAAGAGTAAGTATAAAGGTATAAAAGCCAATACAACTAATGAATATCCTGATGTTTTAAGAAAAGATGATGGACCTTCTTATACTATTGGGACTTTTTTTCCTGAAAGTTACTCTCTTGAAATAAATGTAGAAAGTAATCTAGTTGTTGAAATGGTAGAATACTTAAAGAAAAAATTTCCTAAGATAGCGAGGAAAAACGTTACTTCTGAGGTTTTTAATTTAATTGGTTTTAGCTTACGTCAACAAGTAGCGCATATCTATAATAGAACTAACTCAACTTTAGATGAAAGACTTATGGTTTTATCTGAGCTTGGATTAACTACTATGGCGGCGAACAAGGATTATATTATTGATAGACTTAGTGTTAAGTTTAAAGATAATAAAAATTGGCAGGGTCGTAAGGAAATATCTAATGCTCTTAAGGCTAAGAAACATTCTTACAATAGAGCGTCGGTTAATTAATAATGATGAGTGATAAGGATATAAAAGATTATCACTCATTAATAAATAAACTAGAAAAAAAGAAGGAGGTTCGTGGGATGAAAATATCTAATAAATACAACTACATCAAAGGTAAACAGCTCACGGACCCCGGAACTGGGACCAGGGTTTATGAGATAAGTAATTATAGACTTCCTAGTGTGACTACTGTATTAGGCGCTACAAAAAATCAAGATTTTATAAAAAAGTGGAAGGAAAAAGTAGGTGACGAAGAGGCAGAACGAATCAAAAACCATTCTAGTAATAGGGGGACATGTATGCGCAAATTCTTGGAGCACTATGTCCTTGGGACTGGGTGTGTGGATCTTACAAGCATCGGACAAGAGGCGCGTCCCATGGCCGACAAAATTATTGAGATCGGTCTTGCACCGGTGGAAGAAATTTATGGTTCTGAGGTCACGTTACACTACCCAGGCCTATACGCGGGCTCTACAGACCTTGTATGCCTACACAATGGCATGGAGACTATTGTCGACTTCAAACAGTCTAATCGTCCGAAAAGGGAAGAATGGATTGAAGACTATTACATGCAGATTGCAGCATACGCCATGGCCCACGACTACGTTTACGGCTCCAAAATTAAACAAGGAGTTATCATGGTATGCACGCCTGATTTATATTACCAAGAGTTCAAAACAGAAGGACTTGCCTTAAGACAGTGGAAGCATAAATTTTTGAAAAGATTAGACATGTACAATGAGCTAATGCATGATGAGAAAGAAAACATAATCAAACAAAGCGACCTACCTGGTTTGCTAAAAAAAATGACGGAGGGTAAAAAATGATAGGTGCTGTAGTATTACTATATGGAGAAACAAAACTACCTGCAGATGATTGCAAGGTTATATTTAAGGATAAGTTTAAAAAAGAACATGAAATTGAGGTATCCAGGCTCATTCAGGTTTTTAACAATAATATCTGGGAAAACAAAAAGAGTGTAAAATGAATGATATGTTGTTTAGAACGCTTCTAAAGAGATATGAAGCTGCTATTGAAGATGCAAGGTATAAAATACAATCTTTTAGTGAAAATAATATTATTATACCAGAACACATAGATATAACTGGTGAAGTTGACAAACTATTACAAATTATTGCAGAAGCTGAAGATAAAGTGGCAATAATGAGGAAATATTATGTCCAAAAAAAGGCAGATAAGACAGTTTTATAGCCAGCGTATATGTATGGGAAAAGAAATAAAAATAAAAAAAAAAACTACTATAGAAAAAGTGTCTTTTGTGTCACTTTGATTATAAGTGTTGGTATATATAACTAATGTCTGCCAAATTGTGGTTTTAAAAAGTGTCATGTGACAGATTATAATGTCACATTACCAAATATTACAGATTGCCTATGCGCGCGCGATACTAAATTCTGGTAAAACTGATTTTTTTTAGATACATATACAGATATGAAAAGTAGAAAGAAAACCAAACATTTTAGAAAAGCTTTAAAACCTTTACCTGTCGAAACAAGTGGTTTGCCTAACAATGTTAGAATTGGTTATAAAGATGTTAGAATTAAATATGTTAGACCTGACTATAAAAAATGGGAGATGACTGATTGTTTTGGAGAATATGATTACAGACAAAATATTATACAGGTACAGCATGATCTATGTGGTCAAGAAATTGCTAACACAATTTTTCATGAGATAATGCATGCGGCCGTTCAAGTTTCAGGATTAAACCAGGAGAAAGCACCATTAGAAAAACCAGAATTCGAAGAAGCTGTTGTTAATCAACTGACTAATGTAATGATGGGTGTTTTTAGAGATAATTCTTGGATGATTGATATGATTAAAAATCAATTAGAAAAAACTGATGATGATTAATTTAAGCTAGATATTTTTTTCATTTTAGGAGTCTTCTTATTAGGAATGTCTTCAGATTGACCTTCAACAACATCTGTATTTAATAAAGATCCATAGTCTTCAAGAATTTGTTTCATTTTTGCTGTTAGTTGTTCTTCGGTCATGTCTTCTAATTTACCTGTTTTAATGATCTTACGATCTATATACAGCCCCGCGGCCTTGCCTCTAGACACTTCTGCATTGACAGCACTAGAAAAACTTCCTTTTTTCAATGCTGCATCTTTTATTCTATCAAGTTCTGCTATATGTTTTGCGTAGCTCACCTCATGTTTTTGTAGTCGTTCATCATGTAACTCACCTATGTATTTCACAACTAACGGAGAATGCCTTGGATTGGTTAATTCGGAGCCTTCTACACGACACCTCTTAACGCTATATCCAGCAAGTTCTGCGGCTTCTGATTTTGATACAGGACCAGTTGGTCCACCAAATACTAAATACTCAGCAAATCTTTTTTGCATTTCTGTTAATCTTTTTGGAACTCCCATATTGACTTTTTAAGGTAATCGTCCTATATTGTCAAGGTATGAAAGATAAACGTACATATACACATTTGAAAGAACATGGAGAAGATATGACACATGAAAATGAAAATAAGATTACTGTCTCACCTGATTATAAAAATGATGACAGGGGGGCACTAGATTTAACTTATCTTATTGAAGAACACAAAAAAGAAATTTGGGAATATAAACAAAAAGAAGACGACTGGATTAAAACAGATAATATATTACAGGGTTCAAAGAAAATAATTAATGAGTTTAGTACTAAACTAGTAGAACAAACTAGAGTTATATCTAATCTTAATTATAGAATTGTTGAATTAGAAAAAAAACTTGCAGAAAAAAACAAATGAGAGTAAGAGACTTACAAGAATTTTTAGCAACCTTTACTGCCACAGACAAGAGTGTTACGAAGCAGGGTAATGCCATAAGTGATGCAGTAATCTTTGTTGACATTAACGGCTACCTTGAAGAAATTAGAAAAATGGAAGTGTACGAAAACAATCAAACAATTTTTGGAGCAACCAAAAACCATCATTCTCATAGATTGGTGTTGAAAACTAAACGAGATCAGAAGATAATTTTGCCTGATAAATTACACGATTCAATAGTGTAATGCATGGCGTTGTTACCTCAATAAAGACATGGGTCCAGAGGCTAAATTTTACCAACAGATTAAAAGAAATTTTAAGCAATTTTCGCTTATTCGACTGGAGAATTCCAGCTTACTTGGTACTCCTGATCTATTGGTCTATAATACTTCTGGGCACTTTCTCACTATCGAATTAAAGGTAAGTCGGGGTAACACATTAAAGTTTAGTAGCCACCAAATAGCGTTTCATTCACGTCATAAAAAA